ATGATAGTGGAAATGTAAAGGGTGAAGTAAAGGGTAGTGCAAGAATATTGGCTGGTATGATTAAACAAGTTAATCAACACATAGGAAAAAAATACTCAATTAGTAAACCTGTATTTTTAACAATTCCAAAACATCAAGATTTTGGTAAAATGAAAGATAAATATTTGAGTAGATTAAAGAAATTACAATCTAAATTTGGTGGATTGAAGGATAGTGACACTCTTGCTTTATATCATCAAAAATGGTGGGAAATATTTGTATATTTAAAATGGCCTGGTGATAAAAAAACCTTAACGGATAAAATAACAAAGGGATTAGTTAAAAGATGGGCTTTCTTTGATAAAAAATATTCAATACCTATGATGAAAAACGATATAAAAGATGAAAAACAATTAGAATGGGTGTTAAACTTTGATAAAAACGACCACGCAAAACAAGTAAAAGAAAATATGAAACCATTTGAAATTTTATTCTTTGATGTTGGAGCTGAAATATTAAAAAATGTAGAAGGGTTTATGGCTGCTAATCCAAGTAAAGCAATTCAAGGAATAAGAAAAAAATTAAGTAGTTCTATTTCAAAAGTAAGAAGTGGTGGTGATATTAAAAAATTAAAAACATTAAAATTACAATTAGACAAGTTGAATAAGATTGGTGGAACAAAAGCTATTGTACCGAGTGAAGGTGTTGTTTTTAAGTATAAAGGTAAAACATATAAATTCACTGGTGCATTTGCTCCAATAAATCAAATTACAGGTTTAATTTCATTTTGATATATTTATATATGACAAAGAATATTTAGAGGTATTTATGAGTAAAAATATGCAAAAAGTCCAAGATATGGTGGACGGAAATTATAAAAATAAAACACAAATTGGATATGGTGACCAAGAAACAAAACATCGTTCAGTTGGTGATAAATGGACAGATAGTGATGGGTATGATTGGGAACAGTGTGATGGTTATCAAGTAAAAAGTGGTGGTAGTATGGCAACTAGGGGAATAGCTGATAATTGTTCAGGATGTGAAAAATTTATATCAAAACCCTGGGATAAAGATACATATAAAGCCGATGGTAGATGTTATCATTGTCAACTTAATTATGAATTAGATTTAAAATTTGAAGCACCAATAAGATGGTTTGCTTATAGAAGATTAAAAGATTTTCAAAATATGAAATCTATTGAAAAAGAATTACTTCAATGGATTGATGAAAATGAAAAAATGTTAAAAGAAAATCCATTTGATAAGAGAGTGGCGAATGCTCTTGCAAATGGTGAAGTGGAATTAACAATAAACAAAAACAAAACAATGAATTAGGAGAAATACTATGGATTGGGTATTAGCTAATTGGGAATGGATAATGTTAGGATTTTACACATTAGAAAAAATCGTAAAATTATCACCAAGTAAAAAAGACGATATCATTTTTGATACTGTTCTTAAACCAATATGGGATAAATTACCATTTGGTAAATAATAATGTTTAGTAAAATAAAAAAATATGTTATAGGATTTTTTGTTTTATGTGGTGGAGTTCTTGTCGCTTTTCTATCAGGTCGAAGTGCGGGTAGAAAAGATGAGAAACTTAAAGGATTAAAAAAAGATTCTAAAAGAGTTTCTGATTTACTAAAAGATAAAAAGAAGTCACAAAAAGCAATTAACAAGAGTTTAGATAGTAAGAAAAAAGCTCTAAAAGACATTAAAAACAAAAAATATAAGAAAAAGAAAGTTTCTAAAAAAGAAGCATCTGATTTCTTAAAAAACTTTAGCAAGGAGAAAAAATAATGGCAGCTGGAAATGGTGATCAATCAATTCAAGAAGAAGAGGTTATGCCAGGTGAAGGTGGTAATAACTTAGGTAATATTGGTGCACCTGTACCATTAATTGATGGAGATCATAATATAGTAACTAGACAATGGATAATTGAAGGAACTGGACAAGTATATAGTGGACTAGTTTTAAATTATGCTGGAAGAACTTTTACAACAACTACAGGTGCTTATGAAGGAATTTTTTCAAGACCTCTATCCGTTTCTACAACGGGTGGAAATCAACCTGAAGGAATAGGTAGAAAATTACCTGGACCAACTAGAAGAGGAAATGGAAATATAACTCCAGGAGGACCATCAGATGGACAACAAAATCAAGGTGGTGGAGGATATTAATGAATAAAATATTATCAATATTATTATTAACATTCATATTCACACAAGAACCTATCTTAAATGAAGAAATAGGAGAACCTTGTCCTCCTGTATGTGAGGGAACTTGTTTATCAGAAGAAGAAACACAAGGTTTGTTTAATAATATTAAAGAACTACAATTTGATTTAGATAAATCTCTTGAAATTAATGGAAATTTAAATCTTCAAATTATAGATTATGATAAATCTATATTGAATTATAAAGAACAAATTAAACTTAATGAAGAACAAATAAAAATCAAAGAAGATATGATTAAAACAATAAAACCAAAATGGTATGAAAACAGATATTTATGGTTTTTTGGTGGTATCTTTCTTACATCAGGTACTGTTTATTTAGCAGGACAATTGGATTAAAATGAGTAAAGACCTAAAACAAGCGATACAAAGAGAATATCTTAAATGTGCACAAGACCCTGTGCATTTTATGAGAAAATATTGCACAATTCAACATCCTAAACGGGGAAAAGTTAAATTTGATTTATATCCTTTTCAGGAAAGATGTTTAACTGAATTTAAAGACAATCGTTACAATATAATTCTTAAAGCTCGTCAATTAGGTATTTCAACTTTATCAGCTGGTTATGCATTATGGATGATGTTGTTTCATAATGATAAGAACATATTGGTAATTGCTACTGGTAAAGATACTGCTAAAAACCTTGTTACAAAGGTAAGAGTAATGTATGAAAATTTACCACAATGGTTGAAAACAGGAACAGAAGAGATAAATAAACTATCATTAAGATTTAAAAATGGTTCACAAATAAAGGCAATTGCTTCTAATGAATCTGCTGGTCGTTCAGAAGCATTATCACTTCTTATACTTGATGAGGCCGCATTTATAGATAAAGTAGATACAATATGGACTGCTGCACAACAAACACTAGCAACTGGTGGTGATTGTATAGCTCTTTCTACACCTAATGGTGTGGGTAATTGGTTTCATCAACAATGGGTAGGTGCTGAAAGTGGAGATAATGAATTCAATACTATTAGACTTCATTGGACTGACCATCCTGATAGAGATGAAGCTTGGAGAAAAGAACAAGATAAGGTATTAGGTCCTTCACAAGCAGCTCAAGAATGTGATACAGACTTCCTAACCTCTGGACAATCAGTAGTCGACCCTGCAATTCTACAATGGTATAAAGAAAATATGGCAGAAGCTCCTGTTGAAGAACAAGGAATAGATAGAGGTATGTGGGTATTTAGACAACCCAATTATACAAAAGAATATATAGTGGTTGCTGATGTGGCTCGTGGTGATGGGAGTGACTTTTCTGCTTGTCAAGTATTTGAAGTAGAAGATATGGAACAAGTTGCAGAATATAAAGGACAATTGTCTACTACAGATTACGGAAACTTCTTAATTGAAGTTGCAACAAAATATAACGATGCATTACTTGTAGTTGAGAACAATAATATCGGTTGGGCTACAATACAAACAATTATAGATAGAGGATATAAAAATCTATTCTATCAATCAAAAGATTTACAAGTTGTTGATGTAGAACATAACATATCAAACAAATACAGAGCACAAGATAGAAGTATGGTTCCTGGATTTTCAACAACCGTAAAAACAAGACCACTTATTGTGGCGAAGATGGAAGAATATACAAGAGAAAAATTAGTAAAATTACATTCCAATAGACTTATAGATGAATTATTTGTATTTATTTATAAGACTGGAATAACAAATGCAAAAGCAGAAGCAATGCAAGGTTACAATGACGACTTAGTTATGTCTTATTCGATAGCACTTTGGGTTAGAGATACAGCTCTACGAATACAAAAAGATAAAAATAATCAACAATGGGCCCTAATGGATTCAATGTTAAAGTCAAATGGAAATAAACCAGATATGACAGTTGGTTTTAGTAAAGGTTCTATTGGACAACCTACTTCAAACCCATACGAAATGGAAGTAAAAGGTGAAAAAGAAGATTTAACTTGGTTAATTAAATAAATAAGAGGTAAAGATGGCAGACGAAAACATATTAACGAGACTTGGTAAATTATTTCAATCAAGTATAGTATTAAGAAAAACAGAAGGTGGACAAGTAAAAGTAAAAGATGTAGATTTTACTCAAACAGCTTTAACATCTAACTTTATTGATAGATATAATAAGATACATTCAGGTGGTTATGGCCAATCAGCATTTTCAGCTAAACAAAATGCTCAGGCATACGATATAGCTAGAAAAGAATTATTTAGAGATTATGAATTAATGGATGCAGACCCGATTATATCATCTGCATTGGATATTTATTGTGACGAATCTACCGTTGATAATATTGAAAATAGAATTTTAAATATAAAAACCGATAATCCAAAGGTTGCAAAAATATTACATAATTTATTTTATGATGTAATGAATATTGAATTTAATTTATGGTCTTATATAAGAAATATGACTAAATATGGTGATTTTTATTTACATTTGGATATATTAGATAAATATGGTATTGTAAATGTAAAACCTCTTTCAGTATATGAAGTAACAAGAATGGAAGACCATGATCCATCTAATCCAAAACTTGTTCAATTCCAATTAGATGAATACACGGAAATGTCACAAAATTCAAAACCTGGAAAAATGTATGAAAATTATGAAATTGCTCATTTCAGAAATTTAGCTGATACTAATTACCTACCTTATGGTAAATCAATGTTGGAAGGTGCAAGAAGAGTATTTAAACAATTAACTCTTATGGAAGACGCTATGTTAATACATAGAATGATGAGAGCACCTGAGAAAAGAATATTCAAAGTAGATATTGGTAATATACCTCCATCAGAAGTTGATAACTTTATGCAACAAATAATTAATAAAATGAAAAAAACACCTGTTATAGACCAAAATACTGGTGATTATAATTTAAAATATAATATGGAGTCAATTACAGAGGATTATTATTTACCTGTTAGGGGCGGTGACAGTGGAACATCTATTGATACTTTACCAGGTTTAGGAAATGATGGTGCAATTGAAGATGTTGAGTATCTTAAAAACAAAATGATGGCAGCATTAAAAATACCAAAAGCATTTCTTGGGTATGATGAGAATGTAGGTTCAAAAGCTACATTAGCAGCAGAAGATGTTAGATTTGCAAGAACAATTGAAAGATTACAGAAAATTATATGTGCAGAACTTGAAAAAATAGCTATTGTTCATTTATATACACAAGGATTTGATGATGCCGAGTTAATTAATTTTGAATTAGAATTAACAAATCCATCAATGATACATGCACAAGAAAAACTTGAATTATTAACACAACAAACTGATATTGCTAATAATTTGTTAGAACAAAAAATTATGTCTCGTGAATGGATATATGATAATATATTTGATTTAAATGACCAAGATAAAAAAGATATATTTGAAGGTATTGTTGAAGATACAAAACAGAAATTTAGATTTGAACAGATTGAAACTGAAGGCAATGACCCAGTCGAAGGTGGTGTACCATCAACAGAAGAAGAAGATTTTGAAATGGCTAGACGAGGTGACTGGGGTGGTGATAGACGAAGTGGAACTGGTAAGAAAGAATTCGGTAATGAATACAATGCCAAAGACATAAAAGATGCAACAAAGTATGAAAGAGAACGATATGGTAAACGAGAATTCAAAGGTGGTTCTCCATTGGCTACATCTAAAGGTGGAACGATTGTTGCAAGAGAAGGGTTACTAAATTCACTCAAACAGAAGTTTGGAAAAGATTTAGATAAGTCTATGTTAAATGAAGAAATTATTTTAGAAGAAGACGAATAAATATAATGTATTTAATAAAAACTTTATATTTATATATGAATAAATACATAGATAGAAGTAAAAACGGAGATAACAAATGCCAAAAATAAAGCATAATAAAATCCGTAATACAGGTTTGCTGTTTGAATTTTTATTAAGACAAATTACATCAGATGTCTTAAATAAAACTAATGGTAAAGCTGTAAGTATCGTTAAACATAGATTTAATGAGAATACGGAGTTAGGTAAGGAATTAGCCTTATATAATATATTGATTAATAAAAAATTTAGGGATGATAAAAAAGCTAATTACTTTATTAATGAAGTTATTAATTCAAGAAAGATTTTAAATAATTCTATTTTAAAAAGAGAAAGATATAATTTAATAAAAGAAATTCAATCCAATTATAATCTTCAAAGCTTTATGTCTTCAAAGGTTGGCAATTATAAAACTTATGCTTCTGTCTATAAGTTGTTTGAGTACTCAAATTTATCTCCTGATGAAAAAACAGAATCATTTTTTAATTTAGTTGAACATGTAACAACCAATGACAAAAGTATTAAATTATCAGAAACCATTAAAAAATTACCAGATGATGAAGATTTAAGAATTTTAACTTACAAAACTCTTTTAGAGAAATTTAATCAAAAATATACAAAATTAAGTGGAATTCAAAAGAACTTACTTAGAGAGTATATTAATAATATTTCAAATACAAATTCTTTAAAAGACACTCTGAAAGAGATTGTCAAAGCTTTAAGAGATGATTTACAAACATACTCTAAAAATCTTAAAGATAAAGTTGTAAAAATCAAAATGAATGAAGCTATAAAATCTATTAACAAATTCTGTGGTATTAATGATAAATCAGATGTTGTTAAAGATGAGTATGTAGTTCAAACAATGAGATATTTGGAACTCTTAAAGGAGTTGAAGAAAAGTGGAAATAAAAAACAGAAAGTTATTTAAAGAGTTAGTGAAAAAACTAACACTTGAACTTTTAGACGAAGAAAGTTTAGAAGAAATGACAGCTACAGGTAACATAGCTGGATATTCAACACCATTTGCATTTACAGGTACAAATAAAAAAGGTAAGAAAAAAAAGAAACAAATTTCTACAAATAGTACTGGATATGATGTTGTAAGTGAAGCTCTTGATGATAAAGATTTAAAACAAATAACAAAATTAATAAGAAATGTCGTTGGTGATATATTAAGAGATATATGGCTTAAACGAACAGCTTGGAAATAGGAGATATTTAGATGGCAAAATATAAACCAGAAGGAAAAAAACAAGTACCTGGAAGTCTTCCACCCAATGCATATGATAGATCAACGAAGCCAGCAAGATGTACTTTTACAAAAACACCAAATTATGTTCTTGTAACTAAAACGATGACATTGCCTTGTGGATTTTATTTCGGTAGTTCAGCATCTTTTGCAGATTTGGGTGCAGCTGGAAAATCAGCTACTGGACATTATGATACTGACTGGGGTCTTTTAACTGTTGGGACTAGATTGGATATACATCCAACTGCTTGGACTGGAAGTGCAGATGACGATGGTAATATTAGATTTGTTTATAAAAGTGGATTATCAACAGGAGGAAGATAATGAATAAAAATTTATTAGTTGATTATATTCCGTTTGAAGTAACACCAGAACAAATTAATGAGTCTATTACAAGTAATAATGGTAGATTAGTTGTGAAGGGTGTGTTACAAAGAGCAGAAGCAAAAAATCAAAATGGTAGAGTTTATCCAAAAGATACTTTAATGAGAGAAGCTAAAAAATATGCACAAGTTCAAATTGCTGAACGAAGAGCGTTAGGTGAACTTGACCATCCAGATTCTTCTGTTGTAAATTTAAACAATGTATCACATAATATATTAGAGATGCATTGGAAAGGTGATGATTTAGAAGGAACTGTTGAAGTTCTTGGAACACCAGCAGGAAACATATTAAAAGAATTATTTAAATCAGGTATTAAACTTGGTATATCATCAAGAGGACTTGGTTCAGTTAAAGAGATACATGAAGCTGAAGGTGAAGATACTGTAGAAGTTCAACCTGATTTTGAATTAATTGCATTTGATTTTGTATCAAATCCATCTACACACGGAGCTTTCTTATCACCAACAAACGAAGGAAAATTAAACGAAAGTGCGGGTGCTTGTGATTTAGCAACTGGTACTTGTTGTCACGATTGTAAAGTTGAATCTATAATTAACGATATATTCAGAGGAGAATAAAGTGGATTATAAGAAAATGATGGGATATGGTGATAAAAAGAAAGTTACCAAAAAACAATCAAAACCTAAAAAAAACAAAGTTTTAGAAGGTATTAAAACAGAATTAAATGAGTGGAATGATACAACTTTTAAAAATATGCCAAAAAGATGGAGTGGCGCTATGGATAAGGGTTTAACTGAATATGAAAAAGAAAGAATGAATGAAGGTCCAGCTTTCGAATATAAAAAACACGCTAAAAACATAGATAAATCATTAAAAGGATTACAAAAGTCTTATTTAGATTTCTATGAATTATTAAGAAAAAAAGGATTAGATGATGACGCTTCTAACTTTCTTGATAATTATAAAAAGAATGTAGTTGATTTTACAAAAAAATATAAAAAAGATTTTAGAAAGTTAATGTAATGCCAGCCAAATCTAAATCACAACAAAGATTTTTTGGTGTCGTTAAAGGTATCCAAAAAGGTACTGGAAAAGGTACAGGTAAAGCTAAAAAAGCAGCAACAGATATGAGTTCAACAGATGTTGATGATTTTGCTTCAACGAAACACAAAGGATTACCAAACAAGGTGAAAAGAGAACAACGAGTTAGAGAATTGATTAAAAAAATAGTTCGTGAAGAGATGGCTAAAATGAATGAGGATTTCGCTGGTGCACTTCCAAAGCAGTTGAGGAAAAAATTTGATAAAGGTAGACAGAAACAATCAGAAGTTCTTGGGTATAAATTAACTGGAACACCAGATATAAAAACAGAAATTGATGATGCTACAGTTAAAGAAGCTAAAAAAAGAGATTACAAAGCAGAATACAAAAAATTTCAATCATCTACTAAATCTAAAAAGTATAGAGCTGAATTAAATGCTTACAATAGAAAAAAAGGAACATATGGAAATGGTGATGGAAAAGATGCATCACATAAAGGTGGAAAGATTGTAGGATTTGAAGCAGAATCAAAGAATAGAGGAAGAAGAGAAAAGAGTAGATTGAAAAAAGAAGGGAAACTTAACGAACTAGAACAGAAGCATAAAACCTTCTTTTTAAATCAAATTGAAAAAGACATTACAAGTCTTAAAGGTCAAATCGCATATGCTAAAGATAAGGTTAATTACAAAGGAACACCTGATTGGGAAAAGAAAGAATTTAAAGCAGTTTTAAAAGACTTACTGAAAGATTTAAAAGATATGATTGCTCGTCAAAAGAGAGTTAAAAAATGGGAAGTAGATGAAGGAAAACTTACAGAAGATTTCAAAAACAACGAATGGGAAGTATATGTTGCAGATGAAAATCGTAAAGAAAAAATTGTGAAAGTGGCTAAATCTAAAAGAGCTGCAGTTATTCTCTATAATAAATTGATTAAGACGGATAAATATCACGAAGTTGGAATGAGAGTAATTAAAGAAGGAAAAATTAACGAAAGAATGGACAAACGAAAAGCAGCTACTATTCTAAAACAAATTGGTGGAAATAGATTTATCGCTATGACTGGTGCTAAAGGATTTGCTTTTTCAAACAAATATATGTCATTCAAGATAGGTAGAAACTCAAAGGGAATTAACTTTGTAAGAATAGGTCACAATGCAAAAGATTTATATGATATGGAATTTGGTTTCGTTAGTACAAAAGGAATTAAAGTTAAAAAGAAAGTTAAAGATGTATATGCAGATATGTTAGGACAAATATTCAAAAAACATACAGGAATGAATGTGAGACTATAATGATTAAATTAAAACAATTATTAAATGAAGAATTTTTAACAGAAGGAACTCGTTGGAATGTTGGTGTTGAAATGCCAAATGGAAAAGTAACCGCTGTTTATGGACATTATGATGGATATCCACAATATGTTGGAAAACTATTAAAAAAATATTATAGTCAAGGTGGAAAAGTAAGAGATTTGGTTAAACTTGGTAAACAAGGTATTTCTACATTAGACAAAAGTATGAAAGGTGGAAAAGACCATTCATTCAATAATCCAAAAGATGGAGAAACTGTATTTTATGGTAGAGATAGAGGTGAAAAAGGTAATATGACTCGTACATATAAAAATAGAGAAGAATTTGGAAGAAGATTTGGTGAAGAATTTGGATATGTTTGGTCTATGAAAGAAAAAAAATGGTATTATTTTGACCATCGTGGAAACCAAAAGGAATTATAATGATTAAATTAAAAGACTTATTATTATCAGAAGGAAAATATAAATTCAAAGGTAAGTATTTACATGTAGCGGGTGGTGGATTAACATCAATACCAACAAGAAATGAAAGAGAAAGAATTATATTTCAAATAAAGAATGAAAAATTTAAACTTTATGATAATGGATTTAATGAGTTTCATTTAATTGGTGATAGAAATGATTATTATCCAAAGGGACAAAAAGATTTATTAAAATTTTTAAATAAAGAAAAAGCAAAATTTATTGGAATTGGTAAAAGATGAAACTAAAAGATTTAATAATAGAAAAGAAAGATGATAAAATACGAGTTCAAGGTGTTGGTATATTTACTTATAAAACATTAAAAAAGAATGTTGAAAAAAAATTAAAAGATTTAACGAGAAGAAATAAGCAAGGTGCTCATTATGGTGTTAAAGAAAACCAATTTAAGATGTTACAAGCTATGTGGTTAGCATTAAATGATTATGAGGAGAATAATTAGTGAAATTAAAAAAATCACAATTAAAACAAATCATTAAAGAAGAAATTCTTGAATTAGGTAAGGTTTATACTGATAAAGATAAACCACCTTTTAAACTTAATGAAGGTAATAAATGGTCTGATAATTGGTGGAAGGCTACCAAAAAATTATTAGATTCTATTAGTTGGGTTAGTGCTTTAACATATGCACCGAAAATTCCAAAGGTAGTTAAACAAGATAAAAAAATGAGAAAATTAGTTGATGAATTACTTAAACAATACGATAGAATAGAAAAGCATGTCGATAAAATGAATTATATGAGTATCAAAGAAGGAAAAATGACAGAAGCTGGATTTGGTGGAGTTCAATCAGGACCTAAATTTTCATCACCAGAAGCTAAAAAAGTAGTTGATGGTGCTTTAAAACAATATGCAACAGATTTAAGAAAATTACAATATAGAGTTGTAAAAGATTGGATGTCAAAGGCAAAGAGTGGTGTGATTGATTTTTTTGATTTAGTTAGAGGTTTTGAAAGAGGTGATATATCAAGAGCTTATCCTTATGAAACAAAATTTTTACAGAGTGTATTAACACGAGATAAAATAGTCGACAGATTTAGAAAATATTTCGGTGGTAAAAAGTCAATGAATAACAGAACAGCTAAAAAGAGGTAATTATGGCAGCTACTAATAAAGAAATAATTGAAAAGTTAGAATGTTTAGAAGCTAGATATTCAAATGGACAACTTGATGAGATACATCAGACAGTAAATGAAATAAAAGAAATTCTTTTAGACCCTGAAGATGGGTTGATTGTTCGTGTTAATAAAAACACATATTGGAGAAAAGAATTGGATGCAGATGAATTTAAAGCCTTATTGAGGTGGAAACAAACCGTAACACATGCTATGTGGGTAGCTTACACGGCGTTAACAGGAATTATAGTAAAAATAGTATTTTTTTAACAGGAGAAAAAAATGGCAAAACTAAAAAATATATTAAAAGAGGTGTTTGAAGATGTTCGACAAGTTGATAAACACAAAGTAATTGAAGGTGTTAAAAACTATGGCATTGTCGGAAAATCACTTTATAATAATAGTAACATAATGGAAGTTGCAAAACAACTTGCACAAGTAGCTGAACAAGCTCATCATCACATTCTTGGTGAAAACGATGATTGGTTCGACAAAATTTCAGTTAATAAAAATATGAAGCATTTGAAAGGTAGTGTTGTTGAATTTCAAAAAACTGCTAAAGAAGCTCATATGTTAAACCAAAGATTAACAGGTCTTTATGAAGATATTGGACATGTTCTTAATCGTTATTATGATATATCAGAAGGTGAAGATTTCATTGATGATAAAGAAGCTTCAACTGATTTTGATGATTTAAAAGATAAAGATGTTGATAATGATGGTTCAGTTGATGATGAAGATTCTTACCTTCACAAAAAATTAGGAACTATCGCTAAAAAAGATGAATCAGTGGGTGATTCTCAAAATATGGACCAAGTTGATAGACCAGATTCACCAGCTAAAGATGGTAGAGATAATGAAAATGAAGCTTTAGATAGGGATAGAACTGCTAATAGTGGTGGAGATGAAGACGATTTAGCTGCTAGAGATGGTGAAGAAATGCAAGAAACTAAAATAAGATTCAAAGATATCAAAGGTGGGGTGGTTGGAATACCTGCACTTGGCCAAATTGCTAGGAAATTTACTGGAAAATAGTAATTTATGGATTTAATTCATCATCTAACTCATTTGGTTTTATATAGTGCTTTAATTTGGCAAATAGTTTTAGGATGTTATATTTTACTGATATGGGTTTCAAAAAACTTTAAGTTTCATCAATCTCCTGTTATAAATGTTGGTGAAACAAAAGGATTTAACTATCCAATAGAAGAAACAAAAGTTAAAAAAGATATGGGACCTATTGAAGTAGATGTAAACAAGTCGATGATAGTGGACACAAAATCAGATGAGAGTAGTGTTAAAGTAGATGAAAAAATTAAGGGTAAAGTGAAAACCCAAAAAGATAAACTTAAAAAGTTGAGAGGTTAATATGGCAAAAGGCTTAGATTGTGGAACAAGTTATTATATAACAGCCACAGAAAAAAGTATGAAAAAACAAAGGAATGTATTCTTAACCGTTGATGGAGATGCAAATCAAGTTAAACGAATGTTAAAAAGACAAAGAATACCATTTGTTGAAAAAGCAGGTAAGGTTCACATTGTTGGACAACATGCTTTTAACTACGCACAAATATTTAGTACGACAGAATTAAAGAGACCAATGTCTCAAGGGTTATTAAACCCGAAGGAAAAAGATGCACTACCTGTATTGAATGCGATTATAGGTGAGTTGGTTGGAAAAGCTAAAAAAGATGAAGTATGTGTTTATTGCATACCAGCAAAACCAATCGACCAAACAAGAGAAGTTTCTTATCACGAAGATGTATTGAAACAGATTATTGAAACATATGGATACAATGTCAAAGTTATAGAGGAGAGTGTTGCTCTCGCTTATGAAGGACTTGTAGATAATGATTTAACAGGGATTGCAATATCTATGGGTGCTGGTATGTGTAATATATGTGTGATGTATCAAGGGATGAGTGCACTCTCTTTCTCTGTAGCAAGAGGTGGAGATTGGATTGATGAAAATGTAGCAAGTGATTGTGGTGTTACAAAGGCAAAAGTGATAAGTATAAAAGAAAGTTCAAGTAATTTAGATTTAACAAAAAGTGCGATAAATGATATTTATCAAGAGGGAAGTGATGAGTACAATATCATTAATGCTATTAGAAGTTATTATGGGGCATTAGTTAATTACTTATTAACAAACTTAAAACATCAGTTTGAGAATGCTGAAAGTGTACCGAACTTCCCTAACGATGTTCCCGTTGTATTTGGTGGGGGAACAGCATTAGTTAAAGGTTTTATGGATGTAGTAGGTGAACAATTTAATCAAGATGAGTTCCCTATACCAGTATCAAAATTTACATTAGTAGAAGATGCTCACACAGCAGTCGCAAGAGGTTGTTTGAGTGAAGCACAACTCATAGAGGAGGAAGAGGGTGAAACTAACGAAAAGTCAGCTTAAAGAGTTAATCAGACATTCAATTGGGTCTATTGTATCAGAAGAAGATGTGATGGATAAAAAAATTAAGTATAAAGATGCTGAAGGTAACGAAAAAGAAGGTACTATTGGTGGAATCTTAAAAAAAGGTGAAGATCATCCTGCTCACAAAAAAGCTAAATCTATAGCTGATAAAAGTAAAGAAAAAAAACCAAAAATAACTAAAAAAACAAAGATTTCAGCTGACCCATTTGGTGATAAAGATAAACCTCCTTTCAAAGGTGGAAAACCTGAAAAAGATGATGATGATGAATATGATGTAGGTGGTCCTTCTTATCCAAAAGTTCCAAAAGGTGTAAAAACATCTGCAGATGCAAAAGGTGTTATGAAAGCTAAAGATTTATCTAAACAAGCGATGGATAAGGGTGAAGTAAAAACTCCACAACCAAGTGATTTCGATGGCGATATGGATAAATATTTAGATGCTTTAAATCAACATATGAAAGATGTAGAGTCAAAAGTTGAAAAACAAAAAGCTAAAAAGTTGTCAAAAATAGAAAAGGAAATGGATAGTGCGGTTGATGATGCAAATGCACGATTAGATGCTTTAGAAAAAGAATTGAAAAATAAAAAAGAATCAGTTAAAGAATCAAAACCAAAAAGATTCACTGTAAAAGAAGTTCAAAAATGGATGAAAACTCTTGAAGAAAATAGATATAAAAGAGTATATAATGCTGATTGTCGTAGAGTTTCTTGGATGGCAAACAATATGAATGAAGATATAGCTAATATGCCTAAATCAATGAGTAAGAAATGGACAAAGGCTCAATACGGAAGAGAAAGATATTTGGCAAAAGAGTTCTTGAAATCTAAATTGGATAAACTTAAAGAACAACTTAATGAACAAAAATTAAGAAAAGCAATTAGAGAAATTTTAAAAGAACAATTGATTTTAAATGAATATACTGGAGCGGGGAAACCAATACCTCGTAATAAAGCTAAACATTTATTCGTTCCTGAAAATCAAATGATAAGGTTTTCAAGAGTATTTAAAAAATTAATTCAAAAAGGTCTTGTTTATATTGGTGACCAATCTAAAGAAAAGAAAAAAATAACAAAACATTACACAATTACAGTGGATAAAAAAATGTACAATAATTTATTAGATGTATTGATGAGTAAAAATTTTAAAGTAAAAACTTAAATAAGAGGTATTATGAAAAAAAAGAAAAATTTTAGGCGAAAACCTAAAAAAGATTTACAAGGTTTACAAGTAGAAGTATATGATGGACAAGTAGAAAAGGCGATAAGAATTTTCAAAAAAAAGGTTAAAGAGAGTAACATAATGTTAGATTTAAGAAAAAAATCTTATTATGAGAAACCATCAAAACTTCGTAGAGAAAAAAAGAATTTAGCAATATTAAGAAATCAATATAAAGTAGAAAAAGATAAAAATAATTATTAGTTTTTAATAAAAACTTTATACTTATATACATAAGACTTACCAAATACACCGCCAATCTTATGCGGTGTCTAAATATAACTTAACAAATATTAAGTTTCCTAATAAACTTATTCCAAATAAAAATATTATGAGGAGAAATATCATGGGTGATATTCTAAAAGAAGCTATTGCAGATGCTAAAGCAGTTCGTGAAACTGCATTAGAAAATGCTAAAATGGCTTTAGAAGAAGCATTCACACCTCAATTGAAGTCTATGCTTTCAGCTAAACTTAAAGAAGATGAATTTGGTGATGAGGAAGAATTTCCTGTTACTGATGAAGACGAAGAGTTTGGTGGTGAGGAAGAAGTTCCTGCAGAAGAAGGCTATTATGAAGACGAAGAAGTGGGTGAAGAAGAACCTGTTGCTGATGAATTTCCTGCTACTGATGAAGATGAAGAATTCGGTGGTGAAGAGGAAGTTCCTGGTGAAGAAGATGTTGTTGAAATTAACGGCGTTAAATATGCACCAGTAGTTGCTGAAGAAGAAGGCGAAGAAGTACCAGGTGAAGAAGAAACAGGTGAAAATAATCTTGATTTAGAATCTATTATTAAAGAGCTTGAATCTGAACTTCAAGAACAAGACGATGCATATGATGAAACAGGCGATAAATCCGACAAAAATGGCGGAATTAAATCTTCCGATCTTGCCGAAGGTGAAGATGAAGAAGAAGAAACTGTTGAAGAAGAATATGAAATTCGTCTTGAAGGTGAAGATGAGGATGAAGAGCCTGTTGAGGAGCAATCTGACTCTTCTAAAATTGGTAATGGTGACAACAAAGTAGATGTTGCTGATGCTAATGATGAAGAAGATCCAGAAGGTGGTCCTGGAACAAAAGTATATTCTGAATTAAAAGAGTATAAAGAAGCTGTTAAATTCTTGAAAGACAAACTTCATGAGGTTAATATCTTGAATGCTAAATTATTATTTACAAACAAATTGTTCAAACAATTTACACTAGATAATAATCAAAAACTAAAAGTTGTTGAAACTTTTGACAGAGCTCAAACTACAAGAGAGATTAAACTTGTTTATTCAACTCTTGCTGAACAATTCAACGACAATGGTTCAATTGTAACTCGTAAATCAATTAAAGAATCAGCTAGTTCTGCTGTAAGTTCAACTAAACCTTCTAAAGAATCTCGTAAAGTGATTACTGAAGAAAATCAAGTTGCTAACAGATTCAAAAAACTTGCTGGTTTAGTAAAATAATGGGAGATAATCAATGAGTGATTATGTAAACGATGCTCTTTTAGGAGCATCTCCTTATAAAAAACAACAAGATGAATCGAAAGGTCTCGTTAATAAATGGGATAAAACGGGTCTTCTTGATGGTTTGAATGAGGATTTTCAAAAAAATGGTATGGCTGTCTTACTTGAAAACCAAGCTAGACAACTTATCAATGAGAATTCAGCAACTAGTGGTCGTGCCGCAGGCACTACAGCTGGTGCTAGTTCAGAAGAATGGTCTGGGGTTGCATTACCGTTAGTTCGTAGAATTTTCGGTGAGATTGCATCTCAAGACTTCGTATCAGTTCAACCAATGAACTTACCTTCTGGTCTCGTATTTTACCTAGATTTTAAATATGGTAAAACAGGAAATCAAGGTCAAAGTTTTGGTGGCGGAACTGCTGGTGGTTTAGGTTCAGGTGTGCCTGGTGAAGATGTAAGTTCAATTCACGGTAAAACAGGTCCTAACTCTCCATCAGGTTCATCATCTCCATATGGAGTTGGTGGTCTTTATGGTGCTGGTAGATATGGATATTCTCTTGACTTAGTTGAAGGAACAATTGCTGCAGGTACTGTAGCTGCAACTTCTGCTTCTGCAACTTATAAAGATATTAACTTTAATCAAGAGTATTCAGCTTCTTTAGGTAATTTGTTCACAGTAACTGTACCTACAACTGGCCTTACAAGACCAGATCACAAAGCTGCAAGATCTTGGGTAATCAGTTCTTCTAACTATGTTTCAGCTTCATATCCACAATTTACAAAAGTGAATGATGCAGAAACATCAGTAACATTTGTAGTTTCTGGTTCTAGTGGGTTCTTAACATCAGGTTTTGAAGCAGCTGCTATTTATGTTCAATATGCTGAACAACCAACTGAAGCTGTCAGAGGTGACTTTGAGGATTCAACTGGTGATGCTACATCTGATACATTACAAATACCTGAAGTTGACTTACAATTAAGAAGTTCAGCTATCGTTGCTAAAACAAGAAAACTAAAAGCTGTATGGTCTCCAGAGCTTGCTCAAGACTTAAACGCTTATCATTCTGTTGACGCTGAAGCTGAATTAACTTCAATGTTATCTGAATACATCTCAATGGAAATCGATTTAGAAATCCTTGATATGTTAATTCAAGATGCTGTAACTGAAGATTACTGGAGTGCTACACCAGGTGAGGACTATGATGGTTCTGGTACTGGTGAAAACAACTGGGCAATTACAACATTCTACGGAACACGATTTGAATGGTATCAAACTCTATTAGGTAAAATCCAAAAGGTTTCTAACGAAATCCAAAGATTAACCCTTAGAGGTGGTGCTAACTTCGTGGTTGTATCCCCAACTGTTGCTACAATCCTTGAATCTATTCCAGGATATACAGTAAACACAGATGGACTTAAAACTCAATTTGCGGCTGGTGTTCAAGTTGCAGGACAATTACAAAACAGATTTACTGTTTATAAGAATCCTTATATGACTGAAAACACAGTTCTTGTTGGATTTAGAGGTTCAAACTTCCTTGAAACAGGTGCGGTTTACGCTCCATATGTTCCATTGATTATGACACCTCTTGTGTATGATCCATCTGACTTCACTCCAAGAAAAGGTGTGATGACTAGATACGCTAAGAAAATGATTAGACCAGAGTTTTACGGTAAAATCTCTTGTAAAGACTTAAACTTAATATAAGTTAACTCTTTATAAACTTAGATAGAAAAGCCTCTACTTTTTGTAGGGGTTTTTCTTTTATATTTGATATTTATATATGAAGAATTATACCTTTTTTGGAGAAATAAATGTCAAAATTTAATTATTTATATCAAGACCCAACATCAAGTAACCAAGTAACTGGTTCAACCCCACATGCTATATATGACACAGATTCAGAATTTCAAACCGATAGTTTAACTGTATGTAAATATGTTTCAAGAAAACTTGGATATCCAGTAATGCAACTTGAATTTAATAGTGGTTCAATGTACGCTTGTTTTGAAGAAGCAGTATCGGAATACTCACAACAAATCAATCATTATAATACAAAAAATTGGATGTGGGATCATTATGGTAATACCAATACTGGTTCTAATTTTAGTTCAACAGGT